CAGTTAACCCACTAACAGTTGAACCAAGTGCTTGAGAAGTTGCACCAAACGTAATTGTTGAATTACTTAACTTTGCATTTGCAATAGAACCCGCCAACATTGTGTTGGTGACTGTTCCTGTATCAGTTGTATATACACCATTGGTTACTGTTGCCGCATTACCACCAATAGACAAATTCGCCACTGCGGTTGTTGATGCAACTGTAAATGGTGCAGTGCCTGTTGCTATTGTGGATGTAACTGTTGTGAATCTACCTGTGCTTGCAGTTGTACCACCAATGGCAGGAGGTGAAGATAAATCTAACGTACCACCTAAAGTAAGGTTTCCAGAGGTAGTAACTGTACCTGATAAGGAAATGCCATTTACTGTGCCTGTACCACCAACACTTGTAACAGTGCCTGTTGTTGGGGTTGTCCAAGTTGGCGTTCCTGCTCCCGCAGAGGTTAAAACTTGGCCTGATGTACCAATTGAAGTAACTGCTAAGGCAGATGTGGTTGAACCATAAACTATGCCGCCTGCTACAAAATTGGCAGATTGTCCTGTTCCACCATAACCAACAGCCAATGTTCCAGCAAGGCTAATAGCACCTGTTGTGGCTGTGTTTGGCGTAAGTCCAGTTGACCCTGCGCTAAATGATGTAACACCGCCAGCAGTGCCATTTGCCGCTAATGTGATGCGGCCTTGTTGGTCAACAGTAATATTTGCGTTGGTGTATGCACCGGGCGATACTGCTGTATTTGCCAGTGCCACTGTTCCAGTAGTAGTAATCGGGCCTCCGGTTAATCCGGTGCCGGTATCAACCTGTGTGACTGTACCACTACTAGATGTAGCAGGAACCCACCCATTTGCAGACAAAACGTAAGTGGCTTGCCCAGCCAAAGGCATTGGAACCTCACCTTGAATCCCGTCAGTTGAAGCTGTGGGAGAGGTGAAGGTTCCAAAATCTACTATACCCGTATGGGGCGCAATAGACATTACAAACTCTCAATAAAAGCTTGGTGTTTAGCCAACAAAGTTGCTTTGAGTTTTACTGCTTCCGCAGTAGCTATTTCCAATTTTGCTTGCTCTGCATCCAAAGCCTGCATCTTGGATAAATACTCTTGCGCTTGTTTATCTACAGCTTCTTGCTGACTTTGAGCATTTGATGCAGCTAAGGTGGCTTGAGCAAGTTTTGTTTTGGCTTCATCAACAGTGGCTTGCGCCGCTGCAATTAACGAATCAGCCTTTTCTTGTGCTGCTTTGGTTATTTTCTTGGCTTCAGCTTTTGCATCAGCAACAACAGCAGCTGCATTTTGCTGGGCCTTATCCAAAGCGGTTTGGGAGGCTGCTGCGTCTTGGGCTATTTTTTCTCGCAACGCAATGATTTCGTTAGCTGGCGCTACCAAAGCAATGAATTTCTTGTTTTCTTCCGTAGCTTTATCCAAAGCATCTATTTTTTCTTTATAGGCGCTTGGATTAGCCACAACAGTAAGCAAGTCAATCAATTGGTTAGAACCGCCGGAGCCACCCATTAGGGTTCCATCTTGGTTATACGTTGTCATGCTAATCCTCCGCCACCGGCTTGGATGATTGTCAATATTGCAGAACCCGTAGTTCCAGTATCTAAAACCAAACGAATGCCCGTGCAAGGATATGCTACGTTACCGTTAAAGTTTGCCGTTGCTGGTGTTCCAGAAGGTGTTGATGGGTGGTAATACCATGTCGCTGAAGAAGGGGTAAACCCCGCAGCAAACACATCGTCAAATGTGTATTGGACATACGCATTCACCGTTCCAGTGACAGCCAATGCAAGCCCCCAGTTTGCGGGGGATACATAGGTGTCTACTGGATAGACGTTGGAGTTATTAACCCCACGTACGGTTAGTCTGACTGGACGCATTGGGCGCTCCTATCAATCAAAGTTGCCGTAAGGATAAGCTGTGGTGCTACCAATGTTGCTATCGGGTTGTGTATAGCGAACAGCAAAATTAAATTTACCGCCAGTAGGTGCTGCCACAGTAGTACCGGTGATTGACAATGTAAACACCACTTGCGACAAATTGGGTTGGCCGTTTGCTTGAACAATATCCGTAGAGGTAGACAACATGTTAATCAAGTTGGTTGCAGTATACGAAGTTGTCTTACGCCCAGCAGTACCAACAGTTGTGGTTCCTAATTGCGTAGAAGCATAAGTAGGAGTTCCAGCGGCAGCGGTAGTTGCGTTAGACACGTAAATGCTCACATCAGACAGTGTAGCGCCGCTCTCTCCAGTGATTGCGCTCAAGTAATCAATAGTGATATCTTGAATTGTGCAGCCTGTGGGCAAGTAAAAAATTACGCCACGATATACCTGTGTACTTACATCCGTTGGGGGTGTTGTGGTGGTAGCGGGAAATGCGCTAGACGGGGTATACAGTTGACCCGCCACGTTAGGAATGCCGTTAGCAAAAGCATACTGCCCCGAAGTACCGGAATATCCATTTGTACCGGGAGTGGTAATGGATAGATCAATGTAGGCATCTTGAACCAACGCAGTGTAACCAACGTTACGCAAAGGGCCAAAACGGTTGTCGCCAGCTAAAACTGGGCCTTCAAATGTACTACGTCCCATGATAAGAATCCTTATGCAAAAGCGCTTTTACCAATCGTTGCATCGTCTGCTGGGGCAGTGGCGGTAAAAGCAATCACCCAGATGTCGGCAATATACACCATTTAAACACTATTAACAAGAGTTTAAACATTAAAAAAAGGGGCCGAAGCCCCTTTTTTTAGAACGAACCAGAGGAGCCATAGACTCCCAATGGATCAGACCAACCGAAGCTGTAACGCTCACGGGCTTTGTAACGCACGTTGCCGGTATCAAAGTCGCCGTCCATGCTGTTTTGCAGCGGTGTACGAACGAACATTTTCAAGCCGTTAGGTACGTCTGTCGTCAAGAACCAAGCATTGGTATCTGTCAGATAGTGGTTGATGGTGTAGCCATCAGGGATTGCGCCATTATTCTTGATGGCATTGAGGTCGTTGTTGTTTGTACCAACACGCAACTCGGTTTCGAGCAAGCGAGTAGCAACGAACTGCAATGCAGGAGGAATAATCAGCTTTTTAGGCTTAGCGGCAATCAACAGACCACGCTCATCCGTCCAAGCGGCGATTGCAATAACGGCGGCTTCCAAGGAAGTCTCGTTCAAATCGGCTTGAGTAGCTGGAGTGTTACCGTTAGTACCACCGTTGACCAATGGGTGAGCTGTGCTGAACAAAGGAACGCCATCGCCGCCAACGTATTGGGCAGAGAAACCGTTGTTCAAAGTACCAGCGCCCTTGATTTGCTTGGTATATGCCATAGCACGGGCCAAACCTTTGGTGTAACGAGCAGACAAGCTGTCATACAAGTTATCTTCAATCGCCTCTTCAGTGATTGCAAAACCCAAAGCAATGGTTTCGTGGTTATAGCGTGTTGTCCATGCCTCTTGTGCATTGTCATAAGCGATGGCAGAGCCTTCGTTCTTGACAGGAGCAGCAGAGAAACCTGAAAGTTTCGTTTCTTCTTCAAAAGAACGCTCAGAGGTTTCGATTTCATAAATTTCTTTATGTTCTTCACCGTAACGAGCGTACTCCATACCAAACAAAGCGTTCAGTCCGGGAAGGAGTTCCTTTAATAGTTGTGCGCGTGAAATAGCCATTTAAGTTACTCCTTAGACTGCGGTGGCAGTGTAATACTCATGGATACCAAAGTTGATCTTGACGAGCATCTCTGGAATTTGAGTAAACACAATAGTTGAACTGGAAGGGATAGTTGTTGCTGACAATCCCAATGAAGTTGTTGCCACGTTAATTGTGATGCTTGTTGCGCCTGCTGAGGCTGCTGTTGTCACAAAAGAACCTGTACGGATGATCTGACCATTGGAAGCAACGTAAGACACATCAGTACCAGCAACGATAGCGCTTGGCAGACCAGAACCTGTAAGGGTAATAGTTGTGCTTGAAGAGCTACCTGTAGCAGAGACAGAAGAGGCTGTATCAGGCACGACACCAACAACGCGCATTGGGAAGGTGCTTGTAGTCAATGTAGCTGAATACAACAATGCGTTTGAGGAGTTACCTGTCGCAGTGCTACCAGTAGTGTTAATCATTTGGTAGTTCTGACCGATCATGGCGTAGCTGCCAGATGCGACTGTTGTACCAGATGAGCAAACGACTGCTTTGAACACAGTATCAGGATCATCACAAACGATTGCAACAGCGTCACCAGCCAGCGTACCGCCGGGCCAATATTGAGCAAATTGCTTTTGCTTGGTCAATGGGTTTGTGTAAGAACAACCCAAAAAGACACCAACCATTCCGGATGAGCCACCGCCGGTGGAAACAGCCAAACGTTGAGCAAAGCCTTGAGCCACTTTGACGAAATCGCCATAGTAAATGGTTGTTGCTTCACCATACTGAATAGGTACTTCTCGGGTAGAACCCGCGAATACCTGACCTCCGATCAGATTGATCGGTTTTAGACCGTAGGGGGCCGAAACCGTGGGATAAGCCATTTAAGACTCCTTCAAAAGTTTAAGAACCTGTTCCAAACGATACTTTTGTCGATCTTTCTGCAAATTTCGACATCCGTGGATCGTTATCTCTCATAAAGTTGTTGTCCACAGACTCCATCTGAGACTTGTTCAAATTAGCAAAGTGACTTTCACGTTGCTTCA